AGTATTTAACCGCCAATTTTTTGGATATACTGCTAAATAAAACAAAGTAATCCACTAAGGAGATTTTACTCATGGCCAATTTAAGTTCACCAGGAATTCAAGTTAAAGTTATCGACGAGAGTTTTTATACTCCTGCTGCACCTGGAAGCACACCAATTATTTTTGTTGCGTCAGCCGAAAATAAAACTAATGCATCTGCGACTGGAATTGCACAGGGAACGTTAAAAGCTAACGCAGGCTCTGTATTTGTAATTACAAGTCAAAGAGATTTAGCAAATACTTTTGGAACGCCATCTTTTAAATCCGATAATTCCGGAAACCCAATACACGGGGACGAAAGAAACGAATATGGTTTGCAAGCAGCTTACAGTTTGCTAGGTATTAGCTCACGTGCGTATGTAGTACGTGCTGATTTAGATATGGCACAGTTAGCTCCAACATCGGTGATTCCCACTGGAATCCCAGAAGCGGGATCATATTGGGTCTTGCCAACACAGAGCAAATTTGGAATTAATGTTTGGTCGACTGCCACTAATCAATTTACACTAGTATCCCCATTAATCATTAACGATGATAATATGGATACTGCAATGAACTTACTTGGTACTGCCCCTGCTGATTCTTTTGGTCAACGGGGAAATTTTGCAGTAGTTTTGACCAAATATAACGGGTGGGACGGGACTCCAAACGCCGTATATTATAAAGGTGATGCCGGAACAAACTCCTGGGTAGCAGTTGAAGGTGGGTTTGATGGCGGCAAACAAGTAAAGATTTCCCCGCATACTGATTACCCAAATTTTACTTCAGCCGGATCGTCAGCTAAAACTGGTAGTGTTTGGATTAAAACAACTAGCCCAGGTAATGGTTCAAGCTGGAATATAAAATTCTACAACGGTGGAACTAAGCAATGGGTTTCCAAACTTGCTCCGATATACCAAAGCACAGTACAAGCTCTTTATAGCTATGATTCAGCAGGCGGCGGCGCAAACATTGCCACAGGCACGCTATTCGTAGAATCAGATCCCGATCATTACGGACTTTCCACAGCCACTAATGCCACTGCGGAATTCCGTGTTTGGAGATATAACGGTGCAGGATCTACTAGCATTACTGGCGCAGTATCGAATACCCTTAGCACTAGTTCAGCTACAACTTTCTATATCAGAGAAACTATCAAAGGCAGCAACGTCTGGGGTCCTTCAACTTCAGTGACTATTCCGGCCGACCCTGTTAATCCAATAGCAGCAGGAGTTCCCGCGGCATTAAGCGCAGCTGGATTTACTAATATAATTGGTGTATTTGATACTACAAATAAACAGTTGACGATTAAACACAAAACAGGTGGGGATTTTGAACTAAGGAATGGTACAAATGGGCTGTTAGCAACTTTAGGATTTACTGCACATTCGTATGATCCAGCAACCATGTTGTCCGCCGGAACTACAAATCTCTATACTGCACCCTCTGGTGATACTGTTTCAGGGACACCTTATAATTTTATTGCCACTAGCTGGATGCCTTTAGACTACAGTGCAACCACTACTGCTCCATCTACTACACCCGTTGATGGACGACTATGGTTTGACAGCGATACTAAATCAGTGGACATCATGTATCACGACGGAACCAAGTGGGTTGGATATAAAAATCAATTCCCATCTACTGATCCAAATGGCCCTATCATCTCTGCAACTGAGCCGACAAAAATCGGTGGACAGAGCGCCGGCCACGATCTAGAGACTGGTGATATCTGGATCAGTACAGACAACATAGATGATTATGGTCAAGACATATATATATGGGATGGCATCGCAAACGAATGGATTAAACAGGATGTAACTGATCAGCACAGTCCAAACGGTTGGGTATTCGCAGACGCACGTTGGAGTGGCGCCGGTGACGATATAGTTCCTGATTCTATAAAAACATTACTGACATCTAATTACGTAGATCCAGATGCTCCTGATCCTGCATTGTATCCACGTGGCACCCGTCTATGGAATACACGCCGTAGCGGTAACAATGTCAAGCAGTATCACAAATCATATATTGATAAAATGTCCACTAACCCGCGCATGAATGATGCGAGTATGAGCGGATATTTTGCAGATCGTTGGGTATCTGTTAATAGTCTAAAAGAAGATCACACAGGAAACTTTGGACGTTATGCTCAACGTGCTCAGGTCATAGCAGCATTTAAGTCATTGATTAACACTAACAGTGCTATCCGTGATACTGAAACATTGAGATTTAATCTAATTGCTTGCCCGGGATATCCAGAAGCTGTTGCCAATATGGTTAATTTCAATACAGATATTGGACAAACGGCGTTTGTTCTTGGTGATACGCCATTTAGATTAGAGCCAACAGGTACAGCATTAAGTGCATGGGCTAATAACTCAAATAATGCATTAGATAACGGCGATGTTGGTGCCGTTACTGCTGACAGTTACCTGGCATTGTTCTACCCAAGTGGTTATACAAGTGATAATGCTGGAAAAAATATTGTTGTTCCTCCAAGTCATATGATGTTGAACACTATTATTAACAGTGACAGTTTAAGTTACGAATGGTTTGCTCCTGCAGGTATTCGTAGGGGCGGGATTATTAATGCCACATCTGTAGGTTATATCAATCATGGTGGCGAATTCCAAAAAGTAAGTCTGTATTAAGGATTAAGAGATGTATGCTCTCAGGTTAAACTGAACCCATTGGCTACCATGGTAGGCGTTGGTACAATTAATATGGGTCAATACACACGATCAGCTGGGGCAAGTGCATTGGATCGAATTAATGTTGCTAGGTTAGTTGCATATCTACGTAGACAACTAAGTGTACTTGCTAAGCCGTACCTGTTTGAACCTAATGATACACAGACACGTAATGAAATACGTGGAGCTGTCGAGAGTCTATTATTAGAGCTAGTAGGTCAAAGAGCACTAAATGACTTCGTTGTAGTATGCGACACTTCAAACAATACTCCTGCAAGAATTGATCGAAGTGAGTTATATGTGGACATTGCAATTGAACCAGTTAAGGCAGTGGAATTTATTTACATTCCATTGCGTATTCTTAACACTGGAGCAATTGCATCGGGTGATTTGGGAGCAGGTTTCCCAGGATCAAATAATTAATCAAGGGAGCATTTAAATGGCAGTTTCAAGTTTAAGCAATTTTACAGTTCCATTATCATCCGGTCAGGGCTCTAGTGCCCAGGGATTGTTAATGCCAAAATTAAAATTTCGTTTCAGAGTGACGTTAACAAAGTTCGGAGTAGCAGGTACTGCAAGTACTGAACTAACTAAACAAGTTATGAATGTAACTCGTCCAGAAATTAGTTTTGAGGAAATAAAATTAGCGGTGTATAACAGCACAATTAAGTTAGCAGGAAAACACAGTTTCCAAGATATCAAACTTACTCTACGTGACGATGTTTCAAATGCAGTTTCTAACAAAGTTGCAGAACAGATGCAGAAACAATTTGACTTCTTTGAACAAGCAAGTGCAGCATCTGGAATTGACTACAAATTCCAAACTATCATCGAAATCCTCGATGGCGGTAATGGTGCCACTGCGGTGGGAGTTTTAGAAACATTCCAACTAGACGGTTGCTGGATCAAACAAGTGACATATCAAGGTGGTGATTATTCCAGCGCAACTGATCCATTGGATATTGCACTGACAATTTGTTACGATAATGCAATGCAAATGGATAATTCCGGAAATGCTTCTGGATTAGGTCAAAATATTGGCCGAACAGTCCGTACGCTAGCACTAGGATAATCAAATATCCAAAAACATTAGACCGGGAATACCCCGGTTTTTTGTTGGATAAATAATCATATGAATAAGGCTTTTAATGATTTCTTAAGTAGTATAGCCAGCGGAGCATCTGGCGACGGCGGGCCTAACATGAAAAACTATCAACATGCCACTAAATTGTATGTTGATGGGGGATATGCCCGAGCACCAAAATTCAATCATTTATATTTTGTGGGATTTAATATCAATGATAAAGTAGTAAGAGATCCAGGTTGGTTACAATCCGGAGTCAATGAAGTTGGATTGTTAGTTAAAAGTGCATCTTTACCTAAATTTAAAATATCAACTGAACAGATGAATCAGTATAATAGGAAAACACAGGTACAAACTAAATTAAATTACGAAGCTGTCAGCATGGAATTCCACGATGATAATAGTGAAATTACCAACGGACTTTGGAAAAATTATTATCGATACTACTATACGGACAGCATATATGGCGGCAAGGATGATAGTGTTTCACCCTCGCCTAGTCAGGTCAGTTTAGGAAAAAAATTATTTGGCGGGTTACTTTCCCCTGGTCGTAAACGAATCAAATCAATGGATCCGTCCACTGTTCCCGAAGCATATACCAACAACAAGTACAAAGTGTCAACCTATCCGTATGGATTGGATAATTTGCAAACTGTTCCATTCTTTAAAAGCATAGATATATTCGTATTGTATCAACAAAAATTTACGCAATATACTCTAATCAATCCTAAGATTGTCAGCTGGGATCATGACGATGTTGCACAGAGCGAATCTACAAAATTAATGCGTAATAAAATGAGTGTGGTGTACGAAAATGTTTTATATAACAATGGCAGAATAGGTAAAGGCAGTAGATCTGGAATTTTTGCAGAAGCATTTTATGATAGTTCACCTAGTCCGTTAAGCATAGCAGGTAAAGGATCACTTTCATTATTTGGAGCTGGGGGAATTATTGGTGGCATAGAAGATGTATTTGGTGAAAATGGAGCATTGGCACAAGGCAACTATCTAGCAGCCGCATTACAAGCAGCTACCTTGATTAAGAATGCTGGGCAGATTACTGAGGAGCAATTGAGTGCTGAAGGGTATAGTATGTTAGGAGCGGCCGTTGGGGTCGCAGTATCTTCGAAGAATGGAGAGATAATACAGAATCTTCAGAATAATTTTGGAAATAGCGTCGGAGTTTATACTAATCAGTTCACAAAGAATAATTTAGAAGACATACCCACTACCCCAGTTCAAGTTTTTGACGTTGACAAATATGTGGCAGACAAATATGCGGAAAAACTTGCTGCCGAACAAGCTAGGCAAGCCCAACAGGAAAGAGAAAGAGTCGATATTGCAAGGTCGCAGATAGAAGACATAGAAAGTCAAAAAGATATACTTACAAAACAAATAGCTAAAAATGAACAAGCTGCATTTGCTGCAAATAGTACCATACAACGTTGGTCTTCAGTAGTAACCGATCCCAACGATACAGCAGCACTACAACAGTCAGCTGTGTATAAGAATGCCATAGCAAACGGAGTCGATGAGGATAAAGCATTAGCAGCAGCAAAGAATAGTGCAGTTACAAACAATTTGGCGGCACAAACCATTATAGCTCAGGCTACCAAAACAAAAGACTCAATTTATGCCTATAATAATTTATTGATCGCAAATCAATTGTCATTTGATGAGCAAGCTCAATTAATACGAGACTATGGAAGTGATTATGCGACTAAAATATCTACTCGAGCGCTTGAATATATAAGCACTTACGGGGTTGCCCTTGCAAAAGAAAATACTCTAGATACTAATGCAGATGCAAATCCTTTCTTAAACTATGAAATCGCGGCAAAGTCCTATTTAGATGCAGTTAAAGCTGGTAAAATTTCCCCAGTAGATAAAGCTCAGATAGAACTTCAATCAACGATAAGTCAGGTAACTGGCGGCATAACAACTGAATACTCTGCTTTATTCAAAAATAAAGATGAAAATGCTAGTCAACTAGCAGGGTTACTAATAGAAAAAGCTAAAATGGATGGTTTAAAAGATTCTTTAGTTGCTAGTTATGACGCCTGGCGCCAATCAGAGAGGTCTCCGGATCAGTTATTGGCGGTGGACAAAGAGCTTAGAACGGCCGATGCTGTACTTAAAAGATATGATACAACAAATCTTGAGATACCAGATATAGTCAATCAACTAAAGGCATATTCTAATCTAGAAAACGAAAAAATTAATGAAAAATTGACTTTAATTAAAGATCATAACGAGCAAGTCTTATTCGGCGGCGGCGGCGCTGATACTCCGTCTTCTGATGCATTTTTTCTAAATGTACTTAAAAAATATGATCCAACGTATACAGACGCCGGATTGCTAACTCCGGCAGATTTTGATAAACAATATGTAGGAAAAGTATATATTTTTACAACCTCTGATGGTAAAGAAGTACTTACCACCAGATCGCCAGGTAATGTATATGAAACATACTATCTACCAGCTGTAGAAAGAGGCAAGGTTGTCTATGAGACTGCCATAAATGATCTTTCACAACAAATTGCTGATACACGGAAAGAAGTCCTTTACTACCAAATTGCTGTTGACGAGATTAACGCCATTATTGATAACAAATATACTATAGGAATACTTGAAAATTCCACGACAGGTGATTTTTATGAAACACTAGTAAACTCTATCAATGATAAAACTAAAGAATCTGGAAGAATACAATCACAAATCACAGCCACTGAATTATTGTTAAGAAGAGTAACTATAAATGATACTAGTTTCGCTTCTGGAGCAATATTACTAAGTAAGGAATTATTAAACAACCCAGATCCTAAAACCCCTTATGTTATTTTGACTGATGCTAGGTCCGCTGCACAAATTGATGCTGATGGTAAATCCGTGCAGGTTATCACTAAAACTGCATCATTTAACAGCCCTGATCTACAACTGGCAAAGGATCTAGCTAGACTACAGTTAGAAAATGATTTCAGACAAAAAATTTATGGATACAAAGATCCTAGAGACGTAATTAATCTTACTGGTGAAACTGGCAAAGTTACTGAAACTGTAATTAACAATAAAAAAGTATATACGTATACAATAACGGCCAGCACTACTCCACCAGCACCAGTAATTGAAACTACAGTTTCAGTAACTTATATAACTCCCGAAGGTAAAATAAAGACAACAGCACCAGAAAGTTTTGGGGATACTAGTACAGCAAGAACCGCAGCAGATTGGTTACAAAAATTTAAAGACGCTGGCGTAAAAGTTTTAGGTGTAGTTGTAAATACAAAAAATAAAAATACCGGAATACGATATTAACATCTTTTAAATAATCATGACCACAGCATTAACCAACATACCCTACGGTAATATTAAAGCCTCTGATTCAACAGTTCAGGCATTTAATAATTATTTTGCAAATCCCATAGAATTACACTCAGGCACATTAAATGCCATAACTGGATTTTTCACAGCAAGGGGCTTTGAAGAGCAATCAGCTCAGGCTATAGCTGTTATTATTATGACACAGTCAAAGAAAGACAAGTTAAATGCCATGGCTGTTTTAGATACACTGGGTGGTTACGACGCCGTCGAAATCAGCGCATTTGTAACTACCCTATTAAACTTCAATAGATACAAAACTAGTTTTTTAGGATTTTCCTTGTCATTTAATCCTAAAGATGCTGTAGCAAGAAACATCTTAGCATGAGCTTAAAATTCAGTCAGGGGATTTATAATATAAAAAATCCCGAAAAGTATGTTGGTCTAGGAGAGCCTAGATTTAGAAGCAGTTGGGAATTTACCTTTATGAACTTTTGTGACACCAATGAAAGTGTCAAAAAATGGTCCAGCGAGCCCGTAAAGATTCCCTACAAGGATCCGCTAACAGGTAAACAAACTGTTTACATTCCAGATTTTCTAATCACATACGTGGACAAATCTAAAAAAGAAATGGTAGAGATGATTGAGATCAAACCTGCAAATCAAACACTAGTAGAAAAGGTAGGAAAAAATCCCTACAACCAAGCTCAGTATGTTAAGAACATGGCCAAATGGCAAGCAGCTGGTATTTGGTGCGCCCAAAAAGGTATCAAATTTCGTATTATAAATGAAACCGATATATACCATAATCCCAAAAGAAAGAAATAAGTAAGTTTATGACTAAACGACTTAATGAAATTTTCGACCTTCCTGATAACAACGAACCTCTAGTAATCCCTGAGGTTGAAGAAACTCCAAATACTCCTATAATTGATCTTCAGGATCAATTGGAGGAATTTGATAAAATTGCAGCAGCATTGCCCAGAGTCAAAGGCCTGGGGGATATGAGTGACGCGGAACTTGACGGACTAGCAGCCAAAGCTGAACTAGCATACGATGAACTCATGGATTTAGGTATGAGTGTTGAGCCAAAATATGGTGCTAGGATGTTTGAAATTGCAGCACAAATGATGACAGCTGCGATAACTGCCAAGACTAACAAGATTGATAAGAAGCTAAAGATGGTTGATTTGCAGTTGAAAAAGCTGGCAATTGATAAAAAAGGCGGTAATCAAGAGAGCGGCAATACCGTAGAGGGACAGGGATATATCCTAACAGATCGCAATAGTATCCTAGAAAGATTAAAGAAATTGGATAAATAAAGTATCATGAAAAATTTTAAAGAACATCTATCAGAATCCATTGCTGACAAAAAATATAATTTTCG